GCAAGTTAATTACAATAGTATTCAAAATCAACCAACTACTATTACAAGTACACAAGCATCAAATATCACAACTAATAACAATAAGGTTGGATATACGAACACTTTAGTTCAATCATATATCAGAAGTATTGATGTAATAAGTGGTTCATCTCAAGTAAACGCTAATTCAATTACAAACTTTGATACTAATGTAAGGGATTATATTAGAAGTCAAGATGTGGTTAGTGGTTCATCACAAATTATTAGTTTAGTTGGTGTTGATGAAGATAATATGAGTTCTAATTCAACTACTAAATTCCCAACTCAACAATCAGTAAAAGCATATGTTGATTCACAAGTTTCATCATATGATAACTTAAGTGAATTGGGTGGTGATAGTGATGATATAACTGAAGGTTCAACTAATTTATATTTTACAAACGGAAGAGTTCAATCATATATCAGAAGTATTGATGTAATAAGTGGTTCTTCACAAGTTAATTATAACTCTATTCAAAACCAACCAACTACTATCTCATCTGCTCAAAGTACCAAATTAGGACATATTTCGGTAACTCAAGCAGTTAACTTAGATACGATGGAATCTAACATCGGAACTAATAACAATAAGGTTGGATATACGAACACTTTAGTTAGAAATTATATTAGAAGTATTGATGTAATTAGTGGTTCTGGTCAAGTATCACATGATTCAACTAATGGATATGAGGCAAACGAACATATAGATTGGACAACAGACCAAGGTTCAACTAATATTCATAGTGGTAACTATACTAATACAACATATACTGCTGGGACAGGTATCGATTTAAGTGGTACTCAGTTTAATATTGATTTAACAGAACTAACTTTAAATAATGGATTAACCGCAGCTAATTCATCAACACTTGGTTTAAATCCAACAACTTTATTACAAGGTAGTAATGTTGTATCTGGTTCATCACAAATTTCATTGAGTGGGTTCTCAACATCTGATTTATCAGAAGGAACAAATAAATACTATACAGATACAAGAGTAAGAAATTATGTTAGAAGTATTGATGTAATTAGTGGTTCATCACAAGTTAATTACAATAGTATTCAAAATCAACCTACAACAATATCAAGTACACAAGCATCAAACATCACAACTAATAATAATAAGGTTGGATATACTGATACTTTAGTTAGAGATTTCATTAGAAGTATTGATGTAATTAGTGGTTCATCACAAGTTAATTATAACTCAATTCAAAATCAACCAACTACAATTTCTTCTGCTCAAATTACTAAATTAGGACACATCTCTGTAAGTCAAGCGGTTAACTTGGATACAATGGAATCCAATATTGGAACTAATAACAATAAAACGGGATATACGAACACTTTAGTTAGAGATTATATTAGAAGTATTGATGTAATTAGTGGTTCTGTATCATCTACTCATATTAGTGGATTAGATACAGATGATTTATCAGAAGGTTCAACTAATAAATACGCAACCACTGCAAATGTTAAATCAGCACTTAACTCAAACTTAGGTTCAGCAACATTTGGTGATGGTAATGATACAATCACAATACCTGGTAACTTAATAGTAACTGGTACAACTACAACAAATAATGTAGAAGTGGTATCAACTACAAATGGTGTTGTGTTTGAAGGTAATGCAGATGATGATAACGAACTTACATTATTAGCAGGTACTGTATCCGCTGATAGAACAATCACATTACCAGATTCAGATGGTACGGTAGCATTGACAGGAATTGACCAAACATTTAGTGGAGCTAACACATTTAGTTCACAAATAGTTTCTTCAGTTTCAACTGGTACTGCACCCTTCTCGGTAAGTTCAACAACAAAGGTTACTAATCTTAACGCAGATAAACTTGATGGTTTAACTTCGAGTAACTTCCTTCGTTCAAATGCTGATGATTCTGCAAGTGGTGTTATAACAATCACAAACACTACCGCAACAAATGCAACTGATGTTGGAGCTCTTGTAGTAGTTGGTGGTGTAGGTATAGGTGGAGCATTAAATGTTGCTGGTGATGTTGTTGCATATGCTTCTTCAGATGAAAGATTAAAAGATAATATTGAACTTATTTCTAATCCAATTGAAAAAGTACAATCACTTAAAGGTGTTACTTGGAATTGGAATGATAATGCAGATGAGTTACAACAATCATTACCAAATGTTGGTGTAATTGCACAAGATGTTGAAAAAGTATTACCAGAATTGGTAACTGATAGAGATAATGGATATAAAGGAGTTGATTACGCTAAACTTACTGGTCTCTTAATAGAGGCTATTAAAGAACAGCAAAAACAAATTGATGATTTAAAATCACAAATAGGATAAGAAAGTTAATTCCCTTATATAAGGGATTTTCTTATTAGTTAATTATATAATTGAAAAAGGGTAAGTCATACATATGGCACAAATAGTTAAATTAAAAAGAACTGCGGTAAGTGGTAAGATACCAACTATATCTAATCTACAATTAGGTGAGTTGGCAATGAATACCTATGATGGTAGGATATTTTTCGAAAAATCTTCTTCAGAAGAAACAATACAAGAAATACTTACAACAAATTCTCATCCATTTTCAATAACGGGTTCACTTTACTTAAATGGTGCTATAACTGCTTCTTTTTTCAAAGGAGATGGTTCTCAATTAACAAACTTACCAACAGATATTTCAATTGCAGAAGCAACAACTGTAACGGCTTCATATTCCGATTCTGATGATATTACAGTAACTCACAATTTTAATTCATATAATGTATTAGTATCTGTTTATGATAATAACAGAAATTTACTAATACCAGCAACAACTTCATTACCATCTGTAAATACCGCTAGAGTAACTCTATCAGGTACTCAAACAGGATTTGTTGTAGTTGCGAAAGGTGGTCACTTAATTAGTGGTTCTCAAATAGCAGATAATGCAAATAAACTTAATAGTCAAGCGGGTTCTTATTATCTAAATTGGAATAATTTTAATAATATACCTGCAGGAATCGTATCTGGTTCTTCACAACTAACATCTACTTTTGATGCACGATATCTAAATACAAATGGTGATAATGTAATTTCAAGTTCTGCACAATTAACATCTACTTTTGATTCAAGATACATAAATACAAGTGGAGATGGAGTAATATCAGGTTCTTCACAAGTAACACTTTCTTCAGTTAGTGGATATAACGCAAACGAACACTTTACACAAGGAAATATTACAACATTAGGTACTGTAACAAGTGGTAATGTAAATTCAATTTTACCAAGGGGTGTAATTAGTGGTTCGGTTCAAGTAACAGACCATACTACACATAAAGAAACAGTTAGTGGTGCAACTTCATATGTAGTTGACCATAATTTGGATGAAAATTATCCAATAGTACAATGTTGGAATACTTCAACAAACCAACAAGAATTACCAACAAGTGTAACAACAAATTCTGCAAATAGAGTTACAGTTGTTTTTTCAATAAACTTTGGTGGTGTTATAATCGTAAAAAAATAAAATATGTATGATGTTTATTATACAACTGGTGGTGGCCCTTGGGTAAATGCTGGTACTGATACATGGGTAAATTTATGGATGGAGTTAATTGCTCCTAAATTAGATGTAAAACCTATTCTTCTTTTACATAGAAATAAACCAAAAGGACATGAAGATTATGAATTTCCAATTGAAGCTCATTGGCATGGAGATAATATAGAAAAGTTTGAAGATATATGTAAAGGAGCTAGAAGAATCAATATATTACATGGTCATTATACTCCAATGAAAATAATTGAAGAAAATAAACATAAAATACATTCTAACATATTACATAATTCAGTAGACCATATTTTAAAATCACAAGTAGGTACAGATGCATCAATAGGATGGCATCCTTATTTAGATTCGAGTTGGGAAATGGAAATTAATAAAATTTCAAAACATTCTATATGGGTTGGTTTATTCGATATTTTGATTAAAAATAAAAACATCCCTAACTTTTATAAATTTAAACACAATTTAGAATTATCTAAATCAAATAACTTAGGATTTGCATCAAGATGTGAAGGAAGAAAAAATCCACATTATTTAGATGGATTAAAATCATATCTTTTTACAGATTCTAAAGAATTTAATTTTATATGGAAATCGAGTGTAAAGATTGATACAAGTAAAATGAAAATATATCATTATAATTCAAAACATAAAGATATGTTTTACAATATGGATTGGGGAATATCTCATTCTTCATTTACACATGAACCTTTTGGATATTCAATATTTGAAGCGGTAGATAGGGGAAAATTACCTATTTTACATTCAACATGGTGTAAAGATTTTGAGTATCCTTATAGAGCTTCATCGAAAAAAGAATTTCAAGATATTTATAAGAGGTTAATCGAAGTACCATATTCTGAAAAAAATCATTGGTTTAAATTACTCAAACAATTTATGAAAGATAATTATACTAATAGAGATATGTGGGTAAAGGATTTACTTAATATTTATAATATATAGGAGAAATAAATGCCAAGTTCAGGAGAAACACTTAGTTTAAATAATTTAGCAGGGGCTTTAGGAGAAACACAAAATAGTAGTGTTTCACTTGATTCATTAAATAGTTCTGCAGGTACTCAAGTTTCTTTAAGTGATTATTATATATCCGCAGTAGATAATGATATTGATGGATATACATATGCTGTTGAATCTACTAATGAAACTTACACAATGACATTTGCAAATGAAGGAAGTAAGTTTGGAAGTATAAAAGGTAGAGGAGCTAATTTCACTTGGGCAGTATCTCCTGCATTTAATATGAGTGGTGATGCATCAGGATTCTTATCAATAGGTTCAAACTCAGATTATACCGCTGTAATTACAGTTGGTTCTATGAATCCACAAGGAAGTAGTTTGCAAACTTCTCTTATGGGAACTGTATCACATACATTATCTGGTACTTTTGCTGATGGATTTAATGACCACGCTACACGATATAACACTGCTATAACAAAAACAGTTTATTCAGTAGATTCATATGATGGTAACTCAACTTCTTTATGTTTAGTTTCTGATACTTTGGTAACAAAGATAGATGGAACACAAGTTGAAATTGGTGATTTAGAAGAAGGTGATAGATTAAAAGGATATTCTTTACCTGAATATAATGAAGATGTTAACTTATTAGAGTATTCATATGAAGGTGATGAAAATCCATCTGAAAGTGAAGTAATTGTAAAAGATGTTGTATTTTCATTTTCTGAAAGAATATATGATATCAACGAAGGAACAATAGTTGGAACTTCAGAACACCCAATGTTAGTAAAAAGAGAAAATGAAATATTATTTAAAACTCTTGGTACTATATTAGAAGGTGATTCATTAATTAGACATGATGGAAGTGAAGTAGAAATTACAAGTATTGAAGTGAATGATGAAATTACTGAAATCGTATCACTTGATGTAACTTCACCAGATACTTATTTAGCTAATGGATTTATATCTCACAACAAAGGTGGAAGTTCACACTCAGATTTAGGAGCACCTGGAACTCCAGATACATTAACATATAGTATCGATAATAGTACAGAAAAAATGTTAAATTGGACTGAGGGTAGTGAAAGTGGTACAGGTGGTATTACTGCATATGATGTACAAGTTGGTACAACATCTGGTGGAAGTGATATATTTAATTTTACTGAATATAGTGGTACAAGTTTAAATGTAGTAAATTCAACTACGAGTGGTACTACATATTATGCACGAGTAAGAGCAATTGACCATGGATTAAAATCTGGTTATAAAACTCTAACATTTACTGCATAAAAAATTTATGTTTTGAAAAGTTTCATATATTTATATATACTGAATAACATTTTAAAAATATATCAAAATGGCAAAAGAAATAAAGTTTACAAACGAAGAAGTTGCGGGATTAGAACAACTAAGACAAGATGTTTCAAATATCTTTACGAGATTGGGACAATTATCAATTGAAAGAAAAAGAAGAGTTGAAGAAATAGATGCGATGGAAGAAGAATTATTAAAACAACACTCTTCCTTAGTAGTAAAAGAATCTGACATGTTTAAGAGTTTAAATGAGAAGTATGGAGATGGTAATTATGACCCGACTTCAAACACTTTTATACCTGCAGAAACAACAAAAGAAAAAGAAGAAGAACAAAAATAGTTCTTTAGGAATTTTTATTTATATTTATATGTGTATCATTACACAAATAACAAACAAGGAGTAATATAAAATGGCAGAAAAAATTGTATCACCTGGTGTATTTACGAGAGAAAATGACCTTTCTTTCTTAGCACAAGGGATTGGTGAGATAGGAGCAGCAGTAATTGGACCATTCCAAAAAGGACCTGCATTCGTACCAACCGTTGTCAGTACACAATCAGAATTTGAAGAAATATTCGGAACACCTAATGGTTCATACTATACAGGTTACACCGTACAAAATTATTTAAGAGAAGCAGGAACTGTAACAATTGTTAGAGTTGGTCATGTAGGTGGGTATTCACATACAAGAGCAGCTGGTATAGTAGTTAGTGGTTCTGCGATTCAAGGAGGACGAAAATTAGTTGGAGTTTTACACGCAACACACAATGGAGATGAATCTGTTGGTGTACTTGGTGATGGTGAACCTCTATCTGGTATTATAGATTGTCAACCTTCGGCATCAGCTTTCTCTATTAGTGGTTCTAACATAGGAACTGGAGTATCCGCATCTGTACTACCAAGTGCAGGAAATGATTTATCGGATGTATTTGGAGAATCTGCAAGAGGTTCTAAAAAAATATACATGAACAAATACTTTGAAAAAAGAGCTGGTTCATTAGTTAATAACTTCTTAAGTGGTTCTAAAGTAACTGTAATTGATTTAGGTACTCAAGAATTTACACAAGATATTCAACACGCTTCCACTCCTTGGATACAATCTCAGTTGATTTCTGGTGAAAGAAGTGATTTATTTAGACTACATACTATCGGTGATGGTGGAAACTACAATAAAGAATTTAAATTAGCAGTATTTAACGTAAAAGCAGCTGGTTCAAATAATTCTACTGATTACGCAACTTTCTCAATCGCAATTAGAGGATACTCTGATACAGATAAGAGACCAGTAATCTTAGAAACATTCAATAACTTGAACTTAGACCCTGCTTCACCAAATTACATTAAGAAAGTAATAGGTGATAGAAACGTTGTAATAGATTCAAACGGAAAACAAACTGAAAACGGAGATTATGTAAATCGTTCTAAGTATGTAAGAGTAGAATGTAAAGTAGAAGGTTCATTTCCTGTAACTGCAGGACCATTTGGACATGGTAAATACTCATCACCACTTAGTGGTTCAGATAGTATTACACCTGGTGTAATCTTCTCAATAGATTCTAAAGATAACAACGCATCGAATGGTGTACAATTTAGTGGAATTGATTTAGAGACAGGTACTGTTAAAATTGATAACTCACATTTCTTATCACCAATTCCAGTTGGAGCAGGATATGGTTCAAACACTGTATTTGCATTTGATGGAACTGTAACTACATCAGACGGAACACATTCATTTGGTTTTGAATTGACTGGTTCTGCAGCCGTTGATATTAACAAAAGACAATTTTTAGTTGGATTCCAAGGTGGATTTGATGGTTTATCTCCAACTACTGAAGTAGCACTTGCTGGTTCATCAGCAAACTTTGGTAGTGGTAACACACAAGGATTTAATTGTTCAACTTCAACCGCTAGTGGTTCAATCGCATATATTAAAGGTATTAACTCAGTATCTAACCCTGATGATTTTGATATTAACTTAGTATCAGCACCTGGTATTGTTCGTAGACATCACTCTTATGTATTTGATAAGATTGTTGATATGGTAGAAGCTAGAGAAGATGCATTCTTTATCGGTGATGTTGTTGGTGTAACTTACAACTCATCTAATGGAAATGTATCATCAGATACTATATCACAAGCAGTTGAACAAGCTAACGGATTAGATTCTAACTATGTAGGTACATACTACCCATGGGTTAAAACAATCGATTCAAGAACAAACAGACTAACCGCTGTTCCACCATCAGTATTGATGCCTGGAATATACGCAGCCAATGATGCTGTAGCAGCTGAATGGTTTGCACCAGCTGGTTTAAACAGAGGTGGTATCGTAGGAGCTGTTTCTGTATTGAATAGATTAACACACGCTGAGAGAGATACTCTATATGAAGGAAAAGTTAATCCAATCGCATCTTTCCCTGGTGAAGGTATTGTTGCATTTGGACAGAAAACTTTACAAGATAGAGCATCTGCACTTGATAGAATCAATGTAAGAAGATTAATGATTAAAGTTAAGAAGTACATTGCATCTACATCAAGATACTTAGTATTCGAACAGAATACGGCACAAACAAGAGGTAGATTCTTGAATACTGTAAATCCTTATTTAGAAGGAATACAACAAAGACAAGGTTTATATGCATTTAGAGTGGTGATGGATGAGAGTAATAACACACCAGATGTAATCGACAGAAATATATTGGCTGGACAGATTTTCTTACAACCAACAAAAACTGCTGAATTCATCGTGTTAGATTTCAACATCTTACCGACAGGAGCATCATTCTCAGCATAATTAATTAAAAATAAAAAAACTATATATTTATAATAGTAAATAGGAGAAAAAAAAATGGCAGAAGTATTAGAATTTAACGATATGTTTTATACCAACTTTGAACCTAAGATGCAAAATAGGTTCATCATGGAAATTGATGGTATTCCTTCATATCTTATAAAAGTAGCTACAAGACCAACTATTCAGTTTGAAACTGTTGTTCTTGACCACATCAATGTTAAGAGAAAACTCAAAGGTAAAGGGGATTGGCAAGATGTTACCATGACACTTTATGACCCAATTGTTCCAAGTGGTGCACAAGCAGTAATGGAATGGGTGAGAACTTCTCATGAATCTATCACCGGTAGAGATGGATACGCAGATTTCTATAAAAAAGATATCCAATGTTATCTATTAGGACCTGTTGGTGATAAAATTGAACAATGGACTCTTAAAGGTGCATTTATCCAATCAGCAAACTTCGGTGGATTGGATTGGTCATCAAACGAACCTACTTCAATTGAATTGACACTTTCTTATGATTACGCAATCTTAGAATTTTAATACTACTCCAACTTATTTTTATAAAGAAAAAAGTTCTCTTAGTGAGAACTTTTTTTATGCCTAATTTCTAATTTTTTAAAACTTATATATTTATATACGAAACAATTAAAATAAAGTTATATGGCAAATTACGATTTTCCTACCGAAGTGATATCACTACCATCACAAGGTAAATGTTATCCAGAAGATAATCCCCTATCATCTGGAGAAATAGAAATAAAATACATGACTGCGAAAGAAGAAGAAATTCTTGCTTCACAGAATCTTATACGAAAGGGGGTGGTTCTTGACAAGTTATTTGAGTCAATTATAGTAGATAAAGCAATTAATATCGATGATATTATATTGGGGGACAAAAATGCTATAATGTTGGCAGTTCGTATTTTGGGTTATGGTCCAGAATATACTGTTCAGGTACAAGATGAAATGGGTGATGCTCATAAAACATCTGTTGACTTATCAAAAGTACAAACAAAAGAAACTGATTTAGAACTACTAAATAGAGAAAACTCTTATACATATACCACTACAACAGGAGTAAATCTTCAATGGAGAATATTAACACATGGTGATGAAAAGAAAATTGATGCTGATATTAAAGCATTAAATAGATTAAATCAAGATGCACCATCCGCTGAATTAACTACAAGGTATCGATATATGATTACCTCTGTTGATGGTAAAGAAGATGCAAAATCAATCAATGATTTTATCAACAATAAGTTTTTAACAAGAGATACAAGAGCATTCCGAGAAAATGTTAGGAAACACCAGCCTGATATCAATATGGAATTCCCTTTCACGAATCCAACTACTGGTGATACGGAGGTGAAGCCCATTCCAATGGGCGTGGGGTTTTTTTGGCCTACCGACTAATTACTCAGTCATGCTCCATAAGCAAATTTTTGAGTTATGTTACTATGGTAATGGATTCACTCAAGAAGGAGTTTATAGGTTACCAGTACATATCAGAACGTTTTATTATAAACAACTTGCTGAGGCTAAAGAAAAGGAAGAAGAACAACTTAAAAAAAGTTCTAAATCTACAAATTCACAAGCTAAAGGACCAAATGTAAATGTGAGGAAGTAAAATTCCTCACTTTTTTTTTAAACTATATTTATAGTAGTATAAATGTGGAGTATAAAAATATGAAAAAACTTACAACGGAACAAAGGCAAGTAGTTAAAGATTCTTTAACAAAAAAGTTTAATCTTCCAGAAGGACTTATAGATACATTATTTAAACGAGGTTTGGGTAAAAAACTCAAAGGTGATAAAGAGTTTGCCAAATTAGGAAAAGATTTAGATGATGCCTTCACTGCACTAAGAAAAAAAGCAGAAGAAAGAAAAAAACAAGGAAAACCAATTCCTAAAGCGTGGCAACGTTTATTAAACTAATATAAAGGAACTGTATTAGATGGCTGAATCGTTAAAGCAACAAAAAGCGAGAATTAAATTAGAACAGGAATATCAGAGCGCTCTGAAAGTTTCCCAATCTCTTATAGCCGATATTCAATCGGATATTGATTCAGAAATTGATTATAGAACAAAATTAGGCCAAAAAATAAAAGAGTTTAATAGTGAATTGAAATCATCGGTTAGTGGACTGAGTGATTCTGCATCAATTACACAAGAAATTCAAAGAATAGAAGCTGAAAAAGATAGAATAGCTTCATCTCATTTTGGTAAAAATAAAGCAATTGGTGATGCTAAAGTAGATATATTAGATACTACCTTAGCTACATTACGAACAGAAGAAAAACTTGCTCAAAACACAGAAGCTGTAAATAAAGCAGCAAAACAATACGAAGAATCAATAGGAGGTGCTCTTGATAAAATGACAGGACACCTTAATCAAATACCTGTTCTTGGTGGAATGTTAGGTTCACTTGCTAAAAAAGGAGCAGATGGAATCAAAAACAAATTAGGTAAAGCATCAAAACAATTTGTAGTTGATTTCAACGAAGGGATGAGAGAAGGTAAATCTCAAGCTGCTGGATTAGCAAATGCTATGAAGAAATCAGGAGGAGCTGTATTTAAATCTATATTCTCTTGGAGAACTGCCATGGTTGGGTTTGTTGCCTTACTTGGAATGAGTTTACTCACCATGGATAAAATGCAAAAATCCACAATTGCATTTAGACAAGAAACAGGAATACTCAACGGACAATTTGCAGGTATATCATCTAAGATAGGAACTGTATCAGGAATTGCTCAAGGTATGGGTGGTTCACTTGAAGATGGTGCAAAAGCAGCTGGAGCAATGTTTAACGCCTTTGGTGGTGTTGAAGATGTAAGTGCAGCAGTACTAAATAATACTACCAAATTAGCGGTAGGTATGGGATTAAGTGCAGATGCTATTGGTAATGTAAATAAACTATTCCAAAACGCATTCGGACAATCACAAGACCTTGCTCAGAACATGGTTAACATAACCGTTCAAGCTTCAAACTTAGCAGGAGTACCTGCAGATAAGGTATTGAAGGATATGGCGGAAAGTTCTGAAGAAGTTTACACTTACTTCAAAGGTTCACCACAATCTTTACAGAAGGCAGCAATTCAAGCAGCTAAATTAGGTACATCAATTAAACAAGCAGCTGGTGTTGCTAAAGGATTACTTGATTTTGAATCTTCTATTAATTCAGAATTAGAAGCAAGTGCAATATTAGGTACAAATCTTAACTTCAATCAAGCAAGATATCTTGCAGCTCAAGGTGATGTTGTAGGAGCTCAACAAGCAACTTTAAAAGAAGTAAGTAAACTTGGTGATTTAACAAAACTTAATGTTTATCAACAAGAAGCTCTTTCCAAAGCAGCAGGAATGCCAATTGGAGATATGATTAACCAACAGAGAATCCAAAAAAAACTTGGTGATTTAAAAGGAAAAGATTTAGAAGCGGCTCAAGCTTTAATAGCTTCTGGTAAAGATTTATCCAAAATGGATAAAAAAGGATTACAAGCGGCTTTAAACCAACAAAAAACCACTAATCAAATGAACACATCTATGGATGTACTAAAAGGTCAATTGGCAAATATCGGTATGAAGGTAGGTCAATTATTAATGCCTTTAGCTCAAGGTTTGATGAAGTGGATAAATGATGGTGGAATGAAAATACTAAAAGGTGGTATTGAGAAGGTACAAACTGCATTCGATAAAATGGGAGACTGGTTTACTGCAAACAAACCATCGATTATGAGTTTTATTGATGGAATGAAAGAAGGGTTTGGTGTTGTTAAAGATGCTGTAATGAAAGCATACGATATTATAAAACCAGCATTTGATTGGATAGGTGATAAACTTGCAGGACTTAGTGGAGAAGAAGCGGGTAGTGCAGGAGGACTTGGTAAAAAAATAGTTGTATTGGGTGCCGCCTTTATGGGATTAAAATTAGTATTTCCATTATTAAAATTATTAGGTGGTGGTATATTTGGTATAGGAAAAAATCTACTCAGTCTTGGTAAAACAACAACTAAAACTGCATCAAGTAGTGGAGGATTCTTAAAAACATTAGGTAATGGTATCAAATCAATAGGACAAGGATTGGGTGGAGCAATTAAATCTATTGCATCTGGTTTAGGTGGAGCAATGAAATCTATTGGTAGTGGTATTGGAGGTTTAATATCTGGTATATCAAAAGGTATTGGTACTGCATTGAATGTTATAGGAAAAGGACTTGGTGGATTCTTAAAAGGGTTATCAGGTGGATTAGCATCGTTAGCAAATCCAGCAGCTCTAATCGGATTAGCAGCAATTACATTAGCATTTATTGGTTTAGCGGCCGCTATGAGAATTATGGCTCCTGCACTTGAACCATTAGGTAAAATGTTTAAATCTATATTTGAAGGAATTGCCGCTATTGTAGTTCCTGTAATTGAAATACTTGTAAATGGATTTGTACAATTAGCAGATGTAATAGGAAATACTATGATAGGTATGATGGAGGCATTTGCACCTATCGTAGAAACAGTAGCTGGAGCATTTGTATCAATTGCAGAAGTAGTTGGAGAAACAATCATAGGTGTATTTGATTCTATTGGTAATACACTTGGAATGATAGTAGAAAAATCAGGTTCTGCAGGTGAAGTACTTGCTATGGCAGGAGCAATCACTGCTCTTGGTGGAGCCCTTGCGGTATTTGGAGTTGGAGCAGGAGTAGGTGCAGCCGCTGGAGGTATTGGAAATGCGGTTGGTGCTATTGGTAATAAATTTGCAAGTTGGGTGAGTGGTGAAGAACAACAACCAACAGGTCCTCTTGCAATGTTAGAAAAATTAGTAACGTTTGGACCAGGTATTACAACATTTTCAAGTCATTTAGTAACATCAATAGAAAATTTTGATATCTTTTTAGAAAAAGTACAATCCTCTATAACTCCTATTCAATCACTAACTCAAGTACTCAATGAGTTCTCAACTGCAATGTTTGGTGTAGCTATGGCAGCCCAAGGATTGGATGTTAAGAACATAGGATTCATAACAGGTATGGCGGGAGCCGCTACGGGTGGTAGTGCTAAATTACCAGAACTTGTTTCAAAATTAGCTGAGAAAATAGGATTAATGGAAGGTGATAAGGGAGATAATAAAGAATTACTTAAAAAATTAGATGAAGTACGAGATGCAGTACTATTAGGTGCTTTAATTGAAATGGATGGAGATGTATTAACAAGAGGGATTGGTGGAAAATTAGAAAAACAACTTAATCGTTCAAACTTTGCATCAAGATTAGTATCATAAGGAGAATAAATTATGCCAACAATAGAAGAATTATTTAAAAACAAAGAACTTAACTTTCCTGGTGGAACAACTGCTGATGGTTTGGTAGATTCTTCTGCACAAGAAAATAGAGGTGGTTTTAAACAACAAGTTAAAAACTTTGCTGAACAAGAACTTAGTGGAGTTAGGGTAAAATCTCTTGTGGAACTAAACAATCCACTAATATATGGTAATCAAGCAACTCGAATAGCTAAAAGAAGTACTCCTGATAAAGATACTATGTTAAATGCACTGGGTTCTGAAGAGGGAGGTGGTTTATCTAAAGTAATAGGTAAAGCAACAGATGCAGTTAACTCTTTCCTTGGAATACCAGTAACATTACTACCATCGAGAATGGGAATAGAAGCTGATGATGAAGTTGGAAAAAAAGGAAAAACAATTAAAGATAATCCAACAAACGAAGCTTATACAAAAGAAACATGGGGTAAAAATGGAACTGGATTAGGAGCGTTGTTAAAGGCATCTGGTGGTAACCCATCTACTTTAGGTAAACAAG